GTAACTATATCTGCACCATACTCATAACACTTAGCAACACTATGAGCATCTCTTAAAGAAGCAGCAAGAACCTCTGTACTTACCATATGTTCTCTATAAAGATTAACAATCTCCTGAATTAATTTTGGACCATCGAATGAATTGTCTTCTACCCTACCTACAAATGGTGAAACATATGTAGCACCTGACTTAGAAGCAAGGATTGCTTGAGTTGCTGAGAAAATAAGAGTTACATTAACTCGAATACCTTCACCAGTAAGAATCTTACATGCTTTCAATCCAGCAGGTGTACAAGGAACCTTGATAGTAGTACACTCACCAAATAATTCTTTAAGTCTTCTACCTTCAGCAACAAAGACAGAGACCTCATCAGTCACAATCTCCATACTTATATCAGGTATACCATAACCTGCTAATTCTCTGTAAACATCTTCAGGTTGTCTACCACTCTTCAAAATAAGAGTAGGATTTGTTGTAATACCATCAATCATTCCACTATCAAAGTGTTTAATGATGGTTGAGACATCAGCTGTGTCTAAAAAGATTTTCATGATTTTAAATTAATGTTAACAACGCACCTATATTGATGCTCAACAGGAGGAGTACTTGAATGAAAATAGCTTCCATCAAAGATAACTATCTTACCTTTTTCTGGATGAACTTTTTCTTCTACCTCATTGTCGGTATAAAAAACAGTAGGTCCATCACTATTATTTACATAATATAATAGCACCAAATGGCTCTGTTTAGAATCTGTGTGAGGAGTATTAGATAAATCTAACTGAGCATTTAATAATAAATTGCTCTTCATTCTTCTCACACCATTAGGAAGATCTAATTTCTTTAAGATATATCCCAATTTAAATACATCTATAAACTCTTGAAAGAATGGAGAAGTGTATTCATGCTGAGAAAAATTGTGTTCAAATTGAACTGTATCTTGAAATCCTTCGACAGAAAATTCAGACCCAGAACTTTTGGGTCTAAAGTACCAAGGAAACTGTGGATGTAATAGATAACTTTCTATTCTATCCTCTGTTTCTTTATCAAGCAAACCTTCAATAACTCTCATTATGAATCAAAATAATCCTTGCGGTAATACCTACCTAGGATGTTGCTATTATAATAGGCAGGTGTTCCATCCGTCAAGCTCTCTGTCAGGACATTATTGATAAACAACTGTCTCGTTTCTTCAAAGTTTACTTTTCCTGCGGTTGGTTGGAGGCTGAGGATTTCTCTTTTGAAAATGTTATTCCCCAAAAGTTTCCTGTCTTCGTTAAGTTCCTTAGAACTTCCGTAGTATGCCTTCCAGTTACTTTCACTCGTCCGTTTGCGTCTGCTACCTCTAGGCTTTCGATGCTGTTGGAAATACTTGCGCCCGATGTATTGCTTCCCAGTTTGTAGATTTGTAATCCTGTAGACAAAACCGAACTGGCTGTCAATGTCAGCAGAAGTAAAAGTTGTACCCTGATAGGTCCAGGGGTTTTCATAATCTCCTTCAACCACTGAGGTCTCTGTGGTGGTTTCCATCCCATAATTTTAATTGTCATGTATTTTTATTTAGCAACCACAAGAACACTTACTACCAGTATAAACCTTACCACACTTTTTACACTTCTTAGAAGCTTCCCATAAGTTATTAACAAACTCAGCAACGATTGGTTTAGCATTAGGAGCAGCAGGTGCTTTAGTTGGATCACTTTCAGACTTCTTCTTCTTAAGAGCCTTGTCAGTAGTCATTATATCTTGTGCTCTTTCTCTACGATCCTTCTTAATCTTTTCAATTGCTTTTTTTCTAGCATCCAATCTTGCTTTCTTTGCCTTCTCTGCTTGAGATTGAGCAGCACTTAAACCACCTTGTTTAGAACTAGAACTAGAAGAACTCTTCGCAGTCTTTGGTTTCTGAGCCATCTTAGCAGCATTAGGTTTAATGTCAGGATTACTCATACCCTGTACTGCTGCACCCACTACACCACTAGCAATCCTAGCAGCATAACCTAGAACCTCATCAATTTCAACATGATCCCTGATATCATCAGGTACATTATCCTCACTACCTGATACCTTAGCAGCATACTCTCTTCTCTGTAACTTTCTCTTTGCTCTAGCACCAGCATCCATTGCCTTCTGTGGTTTCTTCTCCTCCTTCTTCTTACCTAACCACCCTTCAACATTAAGTGCTTCCTTTTCTGCTATCTTTCTATCTTCTCTACGCTTTAAAACAGCATCCAACTTTGCCATCTTTGCTTTAGCAGATGGTTTGCTTCTTCTAGAAAGTTCCTCTACCATCTCACCTTCTGGTTCATATGACTGCATGTTTACAGTCTTATCTTTGTTCACTTGAGTTATACTATGAACATCTTTAACAGCCTTACCAACTGCTTTAACACCTGCCTTAACACCAGATGCAAACTTATTCTTCTTCACTGCTGCCTTATGACGCTCAACACCTTTCTTATATGCCTTAGTTAACTTACCACGAATACCTTCTTTAGATGCCTTTTTCTTAGGTGCTGCCTTAGGTGCTGGCTTAGATGTTGCCTTAGGTGCTGCTTTCTTAGGAGCAGACTTTACCTTCTTAGTAGCCTTAGTTACTGTACTCTCAGGTCTCTTTAACTTTTTCTTTTTAAATACTCTTGCAGAAGCAGCACGATTCAATGCATCCTTTGGACTTGTCTTCCTTGGAACTACATCAGACTTATCTGCTTTAATCTTTGCTACATCTTTCTTAAGTTTACCCTTACTTCTCACATTCATCTTGCGAGCTTTTCTTTCTTCATCAATAAAATCTACGATATCATCACCTACTTCTTCAATAATCATATCCAATTCTTCTTCAGTAACACCTTCCTCATAGAAATACTCTACAGCATCTTCTACATCAGGTTCATAAGACGCAACAATATCTTCACCAGCACCCTGTCTGACAGCTTGCACCTTCTTCTGCAAGACCTGCCTCTTAATCATCTTTAATCTTTTTGCTTTGGGATCTTCCTGCTCTGCTTGTTCAGCAAACTTCCCGAAAGTTATAGACATGATTTCTAATTATTCCTATCATACTATTTAGATAAAGAACTGTTGACTAATTCTATAATTACCACCAACGAATGAATTTCTCTCCATACGAGCAGTATGTTGAACATTTTGAAAATACAATATCATCCTATTAAATTTCATTTTAACATACCCAAGATACTGATCTTCCTTAAAAAATGCTGTTCCACCTGAACACTCATCATCTTTATTAAGGTATATACCACTAGCAAAATTATCACCAGATGGATTATCAATATGTGGTGGAGCATATTCATTTCCATCACTAGACATTACATTAACCATAAAAGTAGCTTGACTCATACACATCTCAATGTACTCGTCACTCAAATGATTAGGAAAATAAGTTTGAATATAATGTTTATATGGTTCAACAAGTGATCTTAAATCATATGTTATATTAATCATAGCTGCAGGATAACCACCCCTATTGGTGTGCTTTGTTGCAGGTATCATTAACGCAAGTTCTCTTACTAATTCTGGATTTTCATAGAAGTTATCAACTACTAATACTTCAATATCATCAAAGTTAATTACCTCTACCTTATGTTCCTTACCTACCTTAAATCTACGCTGCTCATTTATTATCAGCATACTTTTTAACACTTTGTTCCCATTCCTTCATACTACTTTGACAATTAGGAGGTTCAGGATCTTTATAACCTTTTATCTTCTTCCACTTATTATGCATTGCTCCCATCATCCATGACTGAGCAAGACTCTTAGGTCCATTCTCAAGCAAATCTAACTCATACCTACTAGAGGTGTAAGCTTTATACTCTTCACGCCAATTAGAGTCATCATAATTAATTTCCATAGTGCATGTTCCTGTCTTTGTTGGATGATTTGGATAATTTAGTTCCTCTTGTTCTCTTCTCACCTGTCTGACCAGCTCCTTGTGGATGTTTACCTGGTTTTTCTTTACCTAAACTAATAGACTTACCTGGTTTTTTAGACTGAGTGTCATGTA